ATCAGTAAAAGCTACCCCAGAAGACGACGATGACGAGCTGAAGAACTACTCTGAAGGCGTACAGAAGCGCATTAAACGTCTTAAGTACGAGTTTCATGAGGAGCGTCGTGAAAAAGAGAAGGTAACTAGACAGGCCCAGGAGGCATTTAACTACGCCTCTGCTCTGCAAAAACAAGTTGAGGTATATCGTCAGCAAACCGACAGCAGTAATCGGGCGCTCATCTATACTTCGGCGATCCAGAAGGGTTCTGAGCTAAAAGACGCCAAGCGGATGCTGAAAGAAGCATACGAAGTTGGCGATACGGACAAGATGGCGACTGCTCAAGAGCAAATCGCAATTCTTGCTAATGAAAAGCGAGCACTTGACTCATATGCACCACCTGCACCTGAAAGCGTAAACTATCAGCAACCACAGGAAAATATACAGCCCGTAGCTTACCAACCTGCACAACCTCAGGTGTCTGCCAAAGCTGTCCTCTGGAAAGATAAAAACAAGTGGTTCGGAAAAGACATGGCTCTTACCGGCCATGCGATAGACATTCACAATAAACTGGTTGATGCCGGTGTGGATGCTGAAAGTGAGCAGTACTACAGTGCCATTGATAGTGCTGTATACAAGTTTCATCAAACTATTTCTGGTAATCGGGGCAACGCCCAAGAGCCTGCACAAAACAAACAAAAAAACGGAGTAGTCGTTAGTTCTTCTCGAACTCCTAACGGCCAAACCCGCACAAAAGTCCAACTAACGGAATCAGCTCTTGCTGTTGCCAAACGCTTAGGGATCACCCCACAACAGTATGCTAAGGAATTACTTAAGCAGCAAAAGGAAAATCAGTAATGAAGCCAGATCGTGAATTGGAAACCCGTGAAGCTGAATCTCGTGTAGAGTCATGGAAGCCTCCCTCGTTGTTACCGGATCCGACTCCCAGTGAAGACTGGGTATACCGTTGGGTTCGCAAATCTGTTCGTGGCGAGTCTGACCCCTCAAATGTTTCCATTCGAATGCGCGAAGGATGGGTAATTGTGAGAGCGGAAGACCACCCCGATGTCGTTTTGGAAGTCGCATTTAACGAATCCCGAAATGGAACGATTGAGATGGGCGGTTTGATTCTATGTAAAGCGGATCGTCGAGCAATGGAGAGTCGTAATCGTTATTACGAGGCGATGACCAGTAAGCAGACCGATGCCGTAAACAATAATCTAATGAAGGAAAACGATAGTCGTATGCCTCTCTTCCAAGAGAACAGGACTAAAGTATCCTTTGGAACAGGAACTTAAGAGGAACTCTATATGGCTGCTACAGCTACTCCTTATGGCCTGATCCCGTATGAATTGGCCGGTGCCGCTCTTCGCGGTTCTGCTCGGAAATTCCCGATTGGTGCGAATAACACCAATGCCATTTTCTTCGGATCTGCCGTCAGCGTTAACTCCGGTGTCGTTACCGTTATCGGTGCAACGCCTACCACGACTCGCAATACGAATACTCCGACTGGCATCTTTGTCGGTTGCGAGTATGTCGATACTACTGGCCGTCCTAATTGGGCGCAGTTTCTCCCGGCTGGAGCTACGACCGCTGGTTACACGAACATTTATGTGTACGTTGTTGATGATCCTAGTGTCGTCTTCAAGGTTCAAGCGAATGCTACGGTTGCGACCACTGCTGTTGGCAATAATGCTCCTCTGGCTAACGTGACCTCTGGTTCTACGACCAGTGGAAACTCCAGCAGTGTTCTTAGTGCCGCTGGCATTACGACGACCAACACGTTGGCTGTGAAAATCATTGGCTTCGTTGAATCGGTTTACTCGACTCCCGGCGATGCTTTTACTGACTGTCTCTGCGTTTGGAATCAAGGCGTTCATGCCTACACCAACGCAACTGGCGCATAACTAGGAACAGGTTAAGGAACAAATACCATGGCTATTACTCGTTCACAAATGTTGAAGGAGCTTGTTCCCGGTTTGAACGCTTTGTTCGGCTTGGAATATGCTCGTTATGGTGAGGAACACAAAGAAATCTTTGAGATCACCAGCTCGGAACGTGCGTTTGAAGAGGAAGTGAAGCTCTCGGGCTTTGGCACTGCTCCTGTTAAGTCGGACGGTGGAGTTATCGCCTATGACAACGCTCAGGAAGCATACACCTCGCGCTACACGCATGAGACGATTGCTCTTGGCTTTGCAGTTACCGAAGAAGCGATGGAAGACAATCTGTATGTCTCCGTCTCTGAGCGGTACACCAAGGCGTTGGCTCGTGCTTTTGCCAACACCAAGCAGGTTAAAGGTGCGAACGTGCTTAACAATGCTTTCAATGCCAGCTACACTGGCGGCGACGGCAAACGTCTTTGCGCTACGGACCATCCGCTTGTCACTGGCGGTAGCAACTCCAATCGCCCCACGACTGGTGCTGACCTCAACGAGACTTCGCTTGAGGCGGCTATCATTCAAATTGCTGCGTGGACGGATGAGCGCGGTTTGCTCATTGCCGCAAAGGCTCGTAAGCTGATCGTTCCCCCGGCTCTCCAGTTCGTCTCTGAGCGGCTCCTTAAGTCTCTCTTGCGGACTGCGACTGCTGACAACGACATCAACGCCATGTACAACATGTCGTCGGTGCCTGAAGGCTATCGAGTTAACCACTACTTGACGGACACCAATGGTTGGTTCCTCAAGACTGACGTACCCAATGGCTTGAAGATGTTTGAGCGCGTCAAGCTCAAGACTTCGGCTGAAGGCGACTTTGAAACTGGCAACATGCGGTACAAAGGACGCGAGCGTTACTCCGTAGGCTGGAGCGATCCGCTTGCAATCTTCGGTAGTCCCGGCGCTTCGTAGTCAACTTAACACAGGGGGAAGGAAACTTCCCCTTGTCCCTTGTAGCGAAACATCTCATTTGACTGGCTACACAGACGTTCAAGAGACAAATGAGTTAACCTTTCTTGAAGGAGTATTTTAATGGCTAACACTTCATTTACTGGGCCTGTACGAAGCCAAAATGGTTTCGCGGGTTACAGCCCGACTGATGCGAATAATGCTTCGCTTACGCTTTCTGCCCAAGGCACTGGTGTTGTACTCAACACTTATAGTGTTGATTTCTTCCAGTCAATTCCTACTGCGGTAACGACTGTTGCGGCGGTTACCTATACGCCTGCTCAATTAAAACTTGGATTCATCCTTCGTGATCCTAATGGTGCTGCTCGTGCCGACTTGTTTCCTACGGCGGCTGATCTTCTGACCGCTGTTCCTAGTGCCATTATTGGTACCTCTTTCATCGTTACCATTCGCAACACGGCTGATGCTGCTGAGACGATTACGATGACGACCAACACTGGCCTGACCCTGAGTGGAACGATGACGATTGCTCAGAACGAGCAGAAAGACTTCTTCGTTAACTTTACCAACGTAACCACTGCTGCTGTAACGATCTACAGCATGGGCAGCACTACGTTCTAAGTCTCCAATGCGGAGTTTTAAGAAAACTTCTGGTGGTGGTATTGAATACAGGGGACATACGTTCCCTGGTTTCAACAAGCCAATAGAGTCGAGCAAACCGGAAAAGAAGAAGATGGTACTCGCCAAGGAAGGCGACAAGGTGAAGTTGATTCACTTTGGTGATGCTAGTATGGGCCACAACTATTCTGCTGCTGCACGAAAGAGTTACATGGCACGTTCTGCTGGTATCAAGGGAGCCGATTCTAAGTTGTCGGCAAACTATTGGTCACGAAAAGTATTGTGGTCTGGTCCTAGCGGGATTAAGAAACCTCCTCCAGCTAGCCAGAAGAGGAAATTATATGAATAGCGATTTACAATGTAAGAAGCTAACGGCGGCTGGAACTGTTTTCAATGGGCCTGGACGTGTCGTTAGTGTATTTTCCCATACGCAAGCATCTGGGTCTTTTCAACTACGAGATGGTGGGGCTAGTGGCACTATCCTGTTAGACATTGATCTTCCAAACGCTGAAACGAATAGTTTCTTTTTGGGTGGTAATGGTCTTCGGTTTAGTAGCAGCATCTACTTGGCTGGCACTAACCTTGTATCAGTTACCGTTTGCTGGGGTTAATTCATGATTGGAAGATTCAACATGGGCAAGCAGATCGGAACTCCTTCGATGTCAAAGAAGAAGTCCAGCACTGGCTCGTATCCTCCAGTCGTTGTCTCTAGCAAGTTCTCCAGTATCAAAACTCCAAGCATCAAAACCCCTAGCATCAAAGCGCCTAAGGTAAAGATGTCCAAGATGCAAGCGCCTAGACTAAAGAAAGGTTTCTGATGGGCTATACAAAGCCAGAACTTAGAGAACGAATTAAGTCTCAGGTCATGGCCTCCAGTAAGGGAGGAGATCCTGGGCAGTGGTCTGCTCGTAAGGCGCAACTAGTAGCTCAGAAGTATGAGTCTGCTGGTGGTGGGTACTCTGGTAAGAAGTCTAGCGCACAGAGTAGCTTGTCGAAATGGGGCAAGGAAGACTGGACTACTAAGAGTGGCAAGCCTTCTACACAAGGGCCTAAGGCCACTGGTGAGCGGTATCTCCCTAAGAAGGCGATTCAGTCCATGCCTTCTAGTGTGTATGCTGCTTCGACTAAGGCCAAGCGAGAAGACACAAAAGCAGGTAAGCAGTTTTCTAGTCAGCCAGAATCTGCGAAGAAGATTTCAAAGAGGTTCATGTAATGGCTACTTCTGGAACTGCAAATTTCAACATCAACATCCTCGACATAATCGAAGAGGCTTACGAACGAATTGGTGTTGAGATAAAGGGTGGCTACGAGATTCGTACTGCTCGTCGCAGTCTTAATCTCTTGTCGATGGAGTGGGCTAACCGTGGGTTAAACCTTTGGTGTGTTGACCAAGAGACTCTTACCTTAGTTGCTGGCACTGCTACCTATGCCCTTGCCAGCGATACGATTGACGTGTTGGAAGGTGTGATTCGTACCTATGCTGGACAGACTAATCAGCAGACAGATATCGCAATCACGCCAATCTCTTTTGTTACCTACAACACGTTGCCTAATAAGTTGATCCTTGGTACACCGATTCAGTACTACGTTGCTAGGGATCAAGCTAACCCTGAGATCACGTTCTGGCAGGTGCCAGACAATACGATCTCTCGCCAGTTTGTATACTATCGTTTGCGTCGTCAGCAGGATGTTGGAACTAATTCAGACAACAACATGGATGTACCGTTTCGGTTTATCCCTGCACTCATATCTGGGTTAGCGTATCAGTTAGCCAACAAGCGCCCAGAATCATTTGCTCGAATCCCTGAATTGAAAGCTATGTACGAGGAAGACTTCCAACGTGCAGCAGACGAAGATCGTCAAAGAACTTCTGTAAGATTGATTCCTGGGGGGTATGGTTTCTAATGTTTGCTGCTGGCAAACACGCTATCGCAATGTGCGACATCTGCGCGAGGCAGGTGAAGTACACTACGCTAAAGAAATACATATACAACGAGCAATGGAATGGCTTGCTTGTATGTGATGAATGTTTTGA